CCAATACAGCAGGATGGTTTTCACCACACTCTTGACATCCCCTTTCAACCTTATAGGCTCTCATTCTTTCGCGAAATGTGTTACCGGCCTTCTTACGTATATTGTGATACTTACCAGGATTCTTTTTTTCTGACCTGGCGCTTGCTTCGTTAGCACACGCCTTACACTGAGACTGGTACCCATCTCTCATATTTTTGTTCTTGTAGAAACTCTCTAAAGACTTCTCTACTTTACAAACACTACACGTTTTCATATCTTCCTCCTTTGGGATTATTTATAAAAAACCCAAAGGCAAAGAGCAGTTTCCTCACATACTCAGGTGACGGTGCGTACCGACCAGGGCGAGATTTAGGTCCTTCCCGAGACACTAACCATGGAAAAAAGGTGAAGGATTATCATAGCTATCACACTTTAAATTAACTGGCGCGTTTTCGTGAATGATATCACAATGCCTGGGTTCAGATAACTTCATAAAGCTCCAATCAGTGGTTTCATACGCTACTACAAGAAAGGGTAACATACCTACAATTAAAAGATCCTTCATGCGTTCTTTAGTCATGGTTTGCCCCATTTAAGTCCGTCTTCGATTGCGTGCTGAGCACACTGAACATAGTCACGGTCTTCTTCAGACAGGATGCTCCAGAAAGGAGATATTCGATTGACAAGATCCTCAGCTGCGCTTGGCTTATCTAGGTGTTCGTTATTCTCCAGCATTTCTTGCAACGTGTCGAGGCGATGGTTAATCTTCTCTCGCAATTCCATACTTTTCCTTCTTATGCAAACTGAGTTTATCTTTATAGCTCATGATAAGAGCACTAACAGCTAGAACCAATATTCCCATACTTTCAAAAAGTATGTTAAGAGGTTCGTCTCCTTTGGTCTGAAGAAGGATCATTCTTGTCAACGCTGTCATAGCAATAATCAAAGGAAGTGTTACAGGAATACGGTGGCTACTATAGAAAGCACCTACCATTCCTAAAATCTCAGCATAGATGAAAAGCATAAAGAGATCAGCAAGAGCCATCTTACCTTGAGTGTCAAACATATGAACAATGTCAAACCCAGCTGCCCACACTGTACCCATTACAATAAAAAGAAGAAGAGCTTTCTCTACATGCTCAATCACAGTACCGACATGCTTTAGATAATCAAACATAATCTGCACCTTGAGCAAGCTCGACCCGGGACTCTAGTTCTTGATTTACTCTTCTTTTAAATTCCTTCTCTACCCACTTTCTAGTAGAGTCATTAAGATTTGAATGACCGAAATGATGAGTAGTTTCTTTGACAACATCAAACAATATTTCTCGATATTTCCAGAAAGTGTCGTAATTAGGAACGCAAGTTTTTCTTATCCATTCATCCATGGCGTTTGGATCATTTACGTTAGGGGCTTCATGATGACATTCTTCACATAATAACCTATAGTTAGATGGTATGTCTGGACCACCTAAAGAATGAGGTATAACGTGACACCGTTGAGTTTCCCTCACATAACCACATCGCCAACACCTTTCGTGCATATCTGCAGCATCAACACCATATCCACTTTCGTTGATATTCTTCATGCCCCATTCAACTATTTGTTTCTTAGTTGTTAGCATTGCGCACCGCATCAGTTTCTCCTCATCTGAGCATTATCGATAGCAGTTTGCTTATCAAAGACAGGTTGAAGACACGACTTGTGTAAGGTACTAATGCCTAGCAGTCTTTGCTCACCAGAATAAACATTCGTGTCAGCTTTAGCTGTGTTGCATGAATCAATATCTGCAGATTTATACTCAACACCCTCGTCTCGTCTAAAAGCTCGTGCAGGAGGAATATGGGTACGTGCTTGCTTGGGCTTGAACTTCTTATACACCTCGCCCTTAGGTTTAGCCTTTCGACGCTTACGTCCAGTCATGTCATAGGTACAGCCGGTAGATATAATAGCCATCACAAAATCTCACTCAAATCAGCGCACATCATCCTTTATTACAAAGGACAAGTCAACGGCCGTATTTGACGCGGTATTGTGCGCGTGTTTCCATGAATTCGTCAATATATTCGTCGCGAGTTGACTTGAACACTAGGGGATGGTCATTATCCACCGACATTAAAATAATTGTTTGTGTAATAGGAATCTTAGTTAGCTCCTCAAACATTACACAATAAGCAGAGGCCTGCTGAAAGTAGCTGGAGATTTGGTTTTTGTTCTTTCTACGTTTAGACGTCTTGAAGTCAATTACCGACAACTTACCGTTCCAGTCACCAATGCAATCAACTCGTCCTCCAACCTCTAAGTAGTTGGAATACAATGGCACTTCTTGCATTACAATGTTGTCTAAGTATTTGTCTAGTAAACCTTTAAGAGTATTGAAAGTCTCGATGTTGGCTGGCATGTGGCCTTCGAGGTAGTCGACTTTGTTATCGACATAGTCTTCACATAGCTTGTGAACTGCAGTCCCTCGATTAGATGCTTTTGTTGAGATTCGGTTAGCTACATCGTTACCGACTTTAGCTCGCCAAGCAGCTATTCCTTCTTTGGAAAGTTCACTGAGAACAGTTGTGACAGATGGATACAATTTACCATCAGGTGTTTTGTAATACCGTTTGCCATCAACTGTCTCAGTGTCAAGCTCATTAATGTCTGGAGGAGCTACGTGTGTGAAGTGCGTCATTCAAATAACCATTTTTAGCAATTAAGTAATCGCGAACAAGTCCGGAACGGACAATGTCATCATAACTAAATTCAACTTTCTTAAATCCATCTATATGATCCAGTATACTCATAAACTGATCTAAACCACATTTATCCCAAGGCTTATCAAGATCAGTTTGGCCACAGTCACCACAAAACACGATCTGACTGTTAACTCCTACCCTAGTAATTATACTGTCTAGTTCATGGAATGTCAAGTTCTGAGCTTCATCAACAATAATAATACAGTCATCCATCGTAGTACCTCTAATAAAAGAAGTGCTGACAAACTCTATTTGGTTTTTAGCTTTTAGAATCTCATACGCGTCACCTCTTCCAAACAGATCATTGCACATTGCTTGGTAAGGTGCTTCATATGTTTTCATTTTTTCTTTTTCACTACCAGGTAGGAAACCCATCTCTCTGGTAGGAACTACTGATCTTACAATAACTACTTTGTCCTTGTAGCTTTTAGGTTTAAACAATTCGTTTAGGGCAAGGTACAGTGACACAAATGTTTTGCCGGTGCCAGCTAGTCCGTGAAGAACCAAATGGCTCTCCTGTTTAAAGTAATCATATACCAATTGTTGGTTAGGTGTTTTTGCCGGTACTATCCTTAACTTTAGTTGAAACTTTTGAATCGGTTCTTTCTTTCTTTTTATCCTTTTAGGCTTTTCGAATAATTCTTCGTAAAAATCGTACTCTTGATAAGCTAAACCGAGATCGGACATTGTAACTCCTAGTTGTTATTGTAATTGACGGGTTTGCCTCCATTTCGCTACAGCGTTTTCAGTCTTGGCTTCCTTCGCTGTCTTTTTAACATAACGATTAGCTAAGTCACTAGAAGGATGGGCTTCAGCTATCCGCTGTAGATTTTCATTCCATCCATCATCATTCTTAATTCTTGAATCCACACCTACCCCTGCCACGATGTTAATGCCATCGAGCACGCTAGTAAATTGAGGATTGTCTTTTAGGAATGAAACCTTCTCTTCGTAGGACATAAGTTCTTCAAAGGTCTCATTAGTAGAAGTATCTTTAAAAGTATAGGTCGGCATTATCCTACAGCGGCCTCCGCAACATCTTGTTGCAAAGACTGCTCAAACGAATCGTAGAACACACCAAACACATTTTTTGCATTCAAGTTATGGTACTCATCCTTGTTGCCGAATCTAGGAACGACAAACTTAAATTTTACCTTATTGTACTTATGAGCTATAAACTGCATGTACTTTACTCTATTTAGATTATCATTGTACCTAGAACGCGTCTCAGGGCCGTATGCGTTAGTACCATCATAAAGATTACCTAACGATACCTTTGGAGACTTGATCATAAAGTCGAATCCTAAGCAGTATAAAACGTTGTGTCCCGCTTTTATTGCTTCCAGCATGGCATTGACACCAGCATTGGATCTAAAACGCTGATACTGGTTATACTGAGGATCCTCAAACTGCTCTTCCAATGGAGGCACAATAAACTTTTCCTTTGGAAAATCACTTGCAGTTATCTCTTCGATAATAGGAGGGTCAATTGATACCAAGTAGTCGATGAGCTCAGGGTAATCTCTATACAAGGCATTGCACCCGTATATTGTACCGTTACCCTTTAGATTTGTTAGATCGAACTTCTTTCTGCTTGGACCATTACCAATAATAAATGCTACTTTTTCCATTTCTCTTCAATCCCAGGGAACGCCTTTCTAACTACACTCTCTGTTATATCTTTGAGCTCAGGTGGCAACTTCTTATTCTTAACAGCTAAAAGAAGTTTAGCATCGTTAGCATCAATTGCTTCAAGCATTTGAATAAACATTAGCTCACGTTTGTGAGGACGAAGCTGTTCTCCGTCTGGAATGTTTAGACAATACTTTAAACGACGGATGTCTGCCTTGAGCACATTCTGTGCGTCAATACCTGGATCAACAGGAGTAAAAGGAGGATCGGTCTCTGGAAGTAGAAACTTAATGTTTGGATTGTAAACAAGATCAAGAATAACTTTTATTGGAAAGTCGTTCTGATAAACTGATAATGCTTCAGACCTTGCTTTGTTACCATCGAGTTTAGCTACTTTGAGGAGGGTTTCATAGATAGATTCATTCATTGCTCATTCACTTCATTTTCAAAATACTTTCGTGCTTGCTTACCAACCGTGTTAGTAAGTATGTGGTCAATGTCTTTACTATTATATAGCACGGACTTTATAATCTCTAATGAATACATGTACCGCACGATAAACTCTTCATCATCAACGTCGTATCCGTTGTTGTGAAGTTCGTTAACTAAACCGTGGCCAATTTTATCAACAAAATCTTCAATAAAGGCTTTAGACAACTCCTTCTCATAGAAATCATCAACCTGCTGTTGAACTGGCTCAGTTCTAGTTCCTGGAAACTGTATTACATTGCCCATTAACATATTTATCAACTCTTAGGAAGCAGACTTCTAATTAATGAGTCCCACTGCTGTATCCTCGACTGCCAAGTATAGAATCCATCGACATAGGCTTTTTGAAAGTCTAGTCGATTATCCATTGAGTCTGTATTCATCTGTTGAATAGTTTGATTTAACACTTGCAGGAAAATGTTAGCGTGGATATTTACATCTTCGTGCATTCCATAGGTAATACCAAACCCAGCAAGTGTCTCGGGCAATGCAGCAAAGTCTGGAGCAACAACTGCACATCTAGCAGACATTGCTTCCATTGCTGCTATACACGATGTCTCTGGCCAGATAGAAGGAAATGCAAAAATATGTGCTTTCTTTAGTGCTTCTCGAACTACCTCGTTTGGTTGATAGCCGTGGTAATTTATTTTTGGATGCTCTCTGCATTGTTCGAATAAATGTTCGTAGTCTGCATCTCGTTGACCCCAACCATAGATGTCGAAGCTCGAGTAAACATCTAAAGTAAGATTGTCATGGTGCTTACATAATTCAATAAACACAGGAACTAGAATATCTAAGCCACGGTGTGGTGTTGTGTGGTAGATTAAATTGATTTCATCGGACGCTAAAGGCTTAGTGTGCTGTTCGATTGGTTCAATACAGTTCTTTAAGATTACATACTCGCTGGGCTTGAGTCCATAGGCGAGCTCATACTGAGTCTTTTGAAAGTTGGATACGAACACCAGCTTTTTGAATCTCTTGCGACTGTCCTCATCAGCAAGATGCTGTGACTCAGGATCATTAAACATATCGTGCAGCCATAAGATAGTAGGTCGGTCATTATCAACGTCTCGCACACGACTACAAATAATCTGCACCTTGTCTCTTAGCTCAGGGTCGAGACGATCATACAGACCGTGCTTCATCATCTCGGTACCACCCATTGCATTCTTAGATAGTTCATCCGTTGTCACACCACTAAAAGAAAATTCATCTCCTTCTGGTTCCATCTTGGGTGTATCGTCAATTATCTTTAACTTAGTACTCATCTTTATTGCTCACTAGTGTTTGATTATATTCAAGTAACTGCTTTGTAGCAAAAGCATCTAGTCCGTTGCTCTCACAAAAATGATTCCACGCATATACGTCTTTTGGAATGCACTTACTGTTAGCTCCTCTATTGTCAGGGTACACAAAACTAAACCAAAGGTCAAGTCTTGGGTCATCACCATATACTGCCTCTCGCACAGAGTAATAATCAATACCAGCGGCCTCACAAGCATCATACAATTCCTGGCATTGCATTACTTTCCAAAAGATTGCTCTATTCTCTGATAGCTTTACAAACTCAGCCTCTTTAGCAGACATTTGTCTTATGGTAATGTTAGAGTTGTATACAGATGAATAGCATTCAATCACTTTTCTCCTGTCCTTCGGCTCTCCACCAAGAATCATAAACTGTCTGTCTGAAAAAACGGACATAGGATGATTAGGTGTCTCACCCATATGCTCAGGCTGTACAACAATTTTTATACTATACTTCCTGGACATTTCATCGGCGAAACCTGGATAGGTGGCACTACGAATCACAAAGAAGTCACAGGTTACTTCTGATATGGCGTCTTCAACAGCAGAGCAATCTAGCTCGTTACCATTCCACGGAGTGGGTACTGCTAGGAAAGCTATGTCTATTGCTGCATTAAGAGGTTTTTGGAATTCGGGTATAAACTTGTCATATATTTGAGCATCAGGAAACAACTCATGAGTTGCCTGGCCGACTTGTCCATAACCAATAATACCAATTTTCATTTTCTATCTAAGTATTCAACTAGCTCTTTGTATCCACCAACGTAGATGTTATCGTCCATTATCTGTGGAACTGATTTAGCACCAGGTACTAACTCTTTAAGCTGCTCTACTGTAATGTCTACATCAAGCATGAGTTCATTGTACTCAATACCTTTTAACTCTAAAATAGACTTAGATGTCTCACACCACTTACAACCTGGTCGTGAATAGATAGTGATCATTGCTTGAACCCCACACTTTCTCTAACAATATCATCCCCGATAAGCTCAGCATAGTAAAGCTCAAATGCTATGCAATCTTCCAGGACCTCAAACTGATGGAAGACACCTGGCGGTACAATACAATAGTCACCGGCCTCTAAGATAGTCTCATCAACTAGGTCGTACCGATTCTGCCATTCTCGAATCAGCAACTTACCAGACTCTACAAAGAAACCATTGGTCTTACTTTGGTGAGCATGTTTACTGCACACTCCACCTTTCTTTGCTTCGATACGATGAAACTCAAGTACACCTGGTACCAGAGCTACCAACTCTGTCTCGCCCCACACCTTACCTTGCTTCATTCCCAGTTCTCCGATTCCCACCTGTTAATCACATCAGAGAACCCTCGCTGCAGTGGACTGTATTCTTGAAGCTCATGCTCTCTGAAATATACTATCTCCTCCAACTGCTCCTGAGTTAGGTCAATTACATCTTCGATTTCGTAGTGCTCTGTAACTCTTTCAAACACTATTTCAGACACAATGTTGTCAACATAGTCTTCCGACTTATGGATTCGGTTCCATTCAAATGCCATCTATTTCCTCCAGGACATCTTCATAAATCATTTGTGGTTTAATTGCATTCATTGCATCTCTACAATGGTTACATGATACTTGACTACCGCAAGGCTTATCTCCAACAAAGTAGTACATCTGATCTCTACCGGTGTATCCAGTTTGATCTGGATGTATTACTCCACCGTAAATTACATAAGCTGGTATCTTTAATGCAGCTGCTAGGTGATGGACACCTCCTTCACTTGTTACAATGACGCTGCTTAAAGACATGATAGCAAATGAAATACGAACATCATCTTCCACTATATTGATCGCATTGTCAAGCATTTTCTGACCGTACTCTACATGGCCAGATACATCTCTCACAGACTTGCCGGGTTTTACTCTAACAACCTGGATGCGATCGCTAAGAAGATTGGTTAGCTCCTGCCACCGGTTGAATCCCCAGTCCTTGTTAGTAGACAGGGTGGTGTTCTTTGTGTCTGGATTAACAATGACAAACTGCTTGTTAACACCATACTGTTTGAGGATGTCGTCAGCCCTTTCTAACTCTTCCTTAGAAACGATATAAGGAGCTGGCTTTGGTTGGTAGTCTTTGTAAATTATCTTACCTGGACCCCAACCTTCAATGTACCATCTGTTGCCACCAGGCTTTCTAGGTACCTTTATCTTTTTCTTTGGTCCGTTATAATCAGGAGCAACAACCCAGTCATGTCCTTTCCACATTGGACTATACTCTCGTCCATCGTGAATAACAGCATCTGGATTTTGTTTGTGAACTTCTGCAGCTTCGCCAAGCCACATCATGTCATCACCTAGGCCCATTCTTCCTCACCCAAACATTATCACTTGTCAGTTGATAAGCTCCAACAAACTCGTGCTTATCCCATTTCCAGTTTTCAATAATTGAAAGCAAGTAATCGTTGCCAGTCCAATACAGGTAGTAGGTAGTACCTACTTTAGGAACAAAATTGTACTGCGCATTGTACACCATTTGTGTATCGTTGGCTAGCTTTACTAGCTTCTGATACTTTTCGTTTAGTTGATCAATCTCACTCTGAAAGTACTTTTCGGCATTGCGTCCTCGATCGTCTTTAAACTCTTGAACCTTAGGAAGTTCAATTGGAGGAGCAGATGGCGTAACACCATACGGAAGTAGAGCAGTGTTGCCTACCGTGCTCATACATCATACAAAACTTTGGGTGACTTGTAACCACCCCACGCAATATCACGTGCGAACACTTCCTCAAT